ACTACCTTTTCAAATCGACCGGCCAGTTTTCGTAAAAGAACCTTGGGACGATAAGTATAAACAAGGCGATCACCTACCGTGGAAAGAACTGTCTATTCCATATGAGCGTGTCCTTCGTATGTACAACCAGTTCCAACTCTATCACAACGACGAGTTAGAAACTAAGGCTCGTGTAGGTGATGGACTAGAGGCACTAGATGCAGAACAACTAGACGCTCTGGTTAATTCTATCAACGAAAAGGTCAAAGCTAAGACTGCTAACAATGCTGCCTATGAAAAGCAGAAGTGTAAGAAGTCTAAGATACTAGATAAACAGCGTGGGCTTATTCGTAGCTGGCGCAGAAACTACGGACACTTTGAGGTAGACTAATGGCTTGGAGCTACGATGAAACTGATCTTGGTACAACGACAGCTTCTGGTCGTCTGAACACTGTTCGCCTTTTGTTGGGTGACACAGATACCAACGACCAACAAGTTAAGAACGAAGAGATCACTTTCGGATTAGCTCAAGCTAACGATAACGTATACTACGCTGCTGCATGGTGCGCACGTACAGTAGCAGCACAGTATGCACGTAAGGTCACTACTTCCCTAGATGGCGCACTCAAGGCAGACTACAGTGATCTCTCTGGTCAGTACAGTAAGCTGGCAGAGAACCTAGAGTACCAAGGTAAGAAGGCTTCTGCTACTGTAGGTATCAAAGCTGGTGGTATCACTAAGTCAGGTGTAGAGGCTGTACGTGGTAACACCAACCGTATCGAACCCTCATTCCGTCGAGATCGTTTCCGTAACCCACCAGATTATAACACAGACGACACAGATTACGCATAGGGGGTATAGATGTCCTTTCGTTCTTTCGACCTCTATAACCTAGTCAATGACTTCGGTCAGACTGTTACATTGCGTAAGACTACTACTTCTGGCTCTTATGACCCAGCTACAGGTGCAGTAAGTGGTGCAGCAACAACAGACTACTCTGTCACAGCTTATTTCTACAACTATGATCGAGGTATTGTAGCTAACGTAGATGAAGTTCGCCGTGGTACTCGTAAGTGTGTCATTTCCGCTGTAGGGCTTGTTGTAGAACCTGATGACGAAGATCAGTTGGTAGGTGTAGACGATACCGTTAACATCACTAGGGTCACAGTCATTTACTCTGGTACTACAAAACTATGTTACATTTGTGATGTGAGTGAGTAATGTCCCAACAGTTTACAGCAAAGATAAATAAGTCTTTCTACGACAAGATTGACCTTGTTGGGCAAACCGCAGAAGATATGCTCAAAGATCGTCTCGTTAGTATGGCTCAAGATGCGGTTACTCTGTCACCTGTTGATACTGGGGCTTATGTAACATCCTTCTCTTACAAGACTAACAGTAGTTCACGAGGAAGAGGTAAGTCTTCAAAAGGTAAGCCAAAGGGTCAAAACCCACAAGCTAAACGTCAAGAGGGTTTAGATAACCTAGTCACTGACCTTAATGCGATTGACCTTAGTGAAAGTAAGTCTATAACTCTAAGAAACGATAGTCCACACGCAGAGGCAGTAGAACACGGTGAGTTCTGGCCTAGACAAGGTGGTTACTTTGTGTTCACACAACTAAGGAACCGTTATGGCTAACGTAAACAATGACATCAGGGCTGCTCTAGAAAGCAAGTTGGCTAACACTTCTGGACTACCTAACATTGCCTATGAGAACGTCAGTTTTAGTCCTACGACAGGCACTAGCTTCTTACAGGTAAACTTCCTACCGACACTACGTAGACCTGCTGTAAGAGGTCTTAACCCGCAACAGAGATACCAAGGTGTATTTGTCGTCACAGCTTACGCACCAGAAGGTAATGGCCCTAAAGTCGCTAATGACTATCTTGATATAGTTGAGGCTGCATTTGAGGCGACAACAAAGATTGAGTATTCAGGCTCAGAAGATATAACCGTGTCTATCGACTACGCTGAACGGCAAGTTGGTTTTGTAGACACCCCTTGGTACTATGTCCCGTTGAACATCGGGTGGTACTGTTACAAATAAGAGGAAAACAATATGGCTTTCGCACAAGGCTCTCGTTCCAGCTTGTCGTTTATCGTAGAATCAACTTTCGGTACGACACCAGCAGGTAACTTCACAAACCTGCCATTCACAACACACTCACTAAACCTAACTAAAGATCGTGTTGCAGGTAATGACATCCAGTCAGACCGTATGCCACGAGTTGATCGTCACGGCAACCGTCAAACAGCAGGTGACATTGTAGCTGACCTACGTGATGCAGACTATGATGAACTACTAGAAGCAGCAATGTTGAACACATGGTCAACAGATGTACTTAAAGTAGGTACAACACCTAAATACTTCTCTATCGAAGATTACGCAGCAGACATCGACCAAGCTCGTTTGTTTACAGGTATGACAGTAAACTCTCTAGCAGTATCTCTAGCACCTAACCAAATGGTAACAGGTACTTTCGGTATGGTCGGTAAAGACATGACTATTAGTGCTACAGAGAAGACACAGGATGCAGCATCAGGTGCAGCACCTTTTGATGCATGCTCAGGCGATCTTAAAATTGCAGACACAGGCTCTTCACTAGCAGCTTCTGCTATTGTTACTGGCCTAGACTTCACATTGACAAACAGCTTCGCACCTACATTCGTTATTGGTGATGATGCAGCACCTTCATTAGAGGTTGGTCGTGCAGAAGTAGAAGGTACACTGACAGCATACTTTGAAGATGATGCTTTGATTAACCGCTTCTTGAACGAGACAGAGACAGCACTAGAAGTTTCTGTAGGTGATGGAACTAACGACATGACATTCCTATTCCCACGTATCAAAGTGAATAGTGCAGATGTAGGTGCCGATGGACCAACATCACGTATCGTCAATATTTCGTTTGTAGCTCTTCGTGACGCTACAGAAGAGACAAACCTAAAGATCACACGATCTTCATAATACCCTAGCTAGGGCGAGGGGTGCTGGTGTCGGGTCTGGCATCCCTCACATAAACTACCCGATAACTCCCGATATATAACAAGGAAACTCGACATGGACTTGAAAGATTTAACTCCAAGCAGTGACACTGTAGATGTTACTATTGTACACCCTGCAACTCTAGATGCACTTACTAATGATGATAAGTCTCCTATGACTATCACTATGCATGCACCACACTCTAAGGCTTATAAAGCTGCTGTACATGAGCAGACAAACAAACGCCTTAAGAAAGCACAAGGTAAGAAGGGACTAGAGATTACAGCAGAGGAGCTAGAGGACGCTGGCTTGGAACTCTTGGCTAAGACAACAAAAGAATGGAACATCACCTTCGGTGGTGAACAACCAAAGTTTACTGTTGCAAAAGCTAAAGCCATCTACTCAGAAGTATTTTGGTTGCGTGAACAGATTGAAGAGGCTTTAAATACCTCTTTGGATTTTATGAAAGTGTAGTATCAGACTTGTGTGAATGGGCAGAACATCAGTTTAAACTGAATAAGCCCACAGAGTCAGGTGCTACAGAACGTGAACACTTAGAACAAGTAGAAAGGCAGACTGGACGTAAGATTGAAGCATTGGAATCCCCGACAGAATTTCCAGTTGTTATATCTCATGTCTGGTCTGCCTTTATTACATTAAGCAACAGTAGGTCTGCTGGTTTCTCAGGCCCAAACCCGATAACATACGAACAGATTAAGGCGTGGAAAGAATTGACAGAGACACCACTTGCATCTTGGGAAGTAGAAGCAATCAAGCGTCTAGATGTCGTATACTTAGGGGTAGCTAATGGCTGATGATATTAAAGTCGTAATTGGGGTAGATGATACTTCAGTTCTGCAAGGCATTGACCGTGTAGCTAGACTAGAAAAAGGTTATAAAAGACTTGATGCTGCCTTTAACAAAGGTAAAGTCGATGCTCAACAGTACGCTAAAGGTGTTCAGCAGTTAGATAATGCCATAAAACGGGCTACTGCTTCCACTAGAGCTTTTGATCAAGCTCAAATGGCAGCTACTAAGTCTAGCAACCGTATGGGTGTTGTTACTCAACAAGCAGGTTATCAGGTATCTGACTTCATAGTTCAAATACAGTCTGGTACTAACCCTTTTGTTGCTTTCTCTCAGCAAGCATCTCAGCTAGTTGGGGTACTTCCTTTAGTAGCTTCACAACTAGGTCTAACTACCACTGCTGCCATAGGT